AGTCCATGACCATATAACCTTCCGGCAGACCGCCAGCGGTTGTATGGATCGCGTTGACGTCGTTGTCTGCTGTGCCCGGACGCAGTTCGGTCTTTGTAAGACGGATCGCAACCGGCTCCAGAGCCGGGGGAACGATCAGCTTACGACCGCGCGCGAACATCTTCAGACCAGCGATGTCTTTGAAGTTCTGTCGGATCGAGACCATTGCGTTGAGCAGCGACGACTCGTTCAGGTCAACCTGAACAATCGGCGTGTTCGGAATCACACCGCCGTCAATCGGGTGATTGAGCGAGCAGAGCGGCTGTCCGTCACCACCAACCGCAGAATTGTAGGTCTGGGCAGTGTTAAGCAGGTTCGCGCCGTAGATTTCCTTTGTCTGACCGAAGGATTCGATCAGGCCGAGGTTTGTCGGTGTGAACTGTGTCTTGTAGAGGTTGTCGTCGATGGCCTTACGAGTGATCGCGTATCCGAGACCGATCTCGTAGTGCTCCTGATTATAGACGTAGCGCTCGCTGGCGTTATTGTCGAACGACGTCGCGCCACCTTCGGTCTTGATCGCGGCAAGACCGAGATAACGCATTTCAGCGGTGCGCTCCAGCGCCATGTTCGACTTTGCACGTTCGAACACTTTATCCCACTGCGATGGAATCTGAGGGTATTTACCCTCGACACCGCGAAGCCCCGGAAGGAGCAGATCGCGGATGGCTGAAAGATTAACGGCCATTGATCAATACTCCTATTAGGCGATGCCGGTCACAGCAGAGTTGCTGCGCAGCCACTGGTTGTTGAAGCCAACCACGACGTAGTTGAACTGCGACGTCGCGTCGGTGCCATTCGAGCCCGGCGGGTCCAGAACCATGTCTGTGATGATGAAGGGGAATGTCGCTGTCGTCGCAAGCGTATCGACGAACATGCCAGACTGACCGGAGAGCGTGTTGCCCACGCCAACGTTCAGATTGCAATACTGACCGACCGGCGAGTCCGTAAAGGTCGCAGGTGTGCCAGTAATCTGGAAGCCGCCGCCCGAGGTCTGGACCATGAAGCGGGCTGTCGGGTCGTCATAGACATACGCAGTGACGTCACCAGTTGCATCCGCGCCCGGCCAATAAGACGACCAAACAATGCGCTTCTGCGAAGTAGACAGATACTGACAACCCCAGAAAATGCCCGCAAGCGGAGCAGTCAGGGTAGACGTATTTGTCGCCTGCGTGATGTAGCCGCTCGCCGGAAGAACCGGGGTAACAGCATCACCTTTGAAGATGGGGGTAGCGTTCGCCGCGCTGATGCGGCGGGTAGACAGTTTCCAGTTAATCGCCGCGCCAAGCGACGTATTAACGGGAGCGAAGCCAGTCGGCGCGAAATTGTTAGCCACGGCTTTCTCCTTTCATAGATGGAGAATGTCGTTGACTGCAACAGCGCGTGGCAGAAACGGACGGGTTTTGTTTAGGAGCAATCCAGCGTGGATTACTAAGAATTTTCGGGCGAACCCGACATTTGGTGAAATCACCAAACTTAAATGCGGAACAAGAAACTTAGCTTCTCAGCGCGAGTTGCTTATTTTCCAAGTTACGCAAATGCGAAATGCACAAACGCCCAGATCGGGCAATTATAGCTTCCGGGGATTATCCACCAGAAGCTATAATTGTGTCAAGTGCTTATTCGTTAGGAACGTCAATCGGCGCTCTGGTCTTGCTGAAGCGATTTACCTGACGCTGACCAAGATCACCGCCACGGCCTTCACGCATCTGCATTTCCTTTGTCAGAACTGCTTCGCGCGCGGCGCGAGCTTCTTCAGCACGGGCTTCCTGAGTGAAAAGTAGAGGCCTTTCCATCAAAACAAGGCCGCCAACTTCAATCGTGTCGCCCTTCCAACCGCGCGGCATGAGTTCCGGGTGCCGACTGAGCGGAACAGGCTCCCAACCATTCAGTTCATTCTGTCGAATCCGGTCAATATCGTCCTGATTCATCACGGATTTGAGTTTCCACTGGTAATCCCAGCCATCCGGCGGCGGGGGAGCCCAATATTTGTCTCTTTCGCCGGTCTGGAGGTCAGGATTTCCGCGTAATTGACGGATTCGGGCTTCTGCACGAGCCTTAGAGTCCATTGTTGCTTCTTTCGGACCCTCAGAAGAGGCCGCAGCGGCGCTTTTTAGCTCGCGAGTCCGAGTTTCAAGGATAGATTCGGTGGACATTTGCTACAATTCCTTATGCCGAGAGTTTGCTCTTTGTGATTTTTCAGCATATTTGATCAAATATGCAGTTACGCGCGGAGCAAACATGAAAGCCAAAGATGATCTGACTTTCGATTACGTTGACAGTCTGTTTAATTACGATCCGGATACTGGAAGTTTGACTTGGAAGCGCAGACCTCTTGAGCATTTTATTAACATGCGCGCTTGCAAAATCTGGAACACTAAAAATTACGGAAAAGAAGCCGGAAATACTCACATTCGAACAGGCAGAAGAGTTATTACCATTGATAAAACTCATTATACCGCTCCGAGAATAATTTGGCTCATCGTTTTCCGTTCGTGGCCCGATTTTGACATCGATCATGTTGATAATGACCCTCAAAACAACCGGCTTTCTAATTTGCGGGAAGCCAAAAGATCAGAAAACCTATGGAATCGCCGCGTAAACAGAAATAACTCCTGCGGATTAAAAGGAGTCAGTCTGGACAAGCGGCGAAACCTTTGGAAAGCTGAAATTATGACTGATCGCAAAAGAAAATTTCTTGGATATTTTAAAACCAAAGAGGAAGCACATGAAGCATATGTTTCAGCTTCATTAGCTTCACACGGTGATTTTTCGATATTCAAGAAATGACAAGTCATGCACTCATTTTTCCTTCCCGAATCAATTTTTGTTTATTGCGCGCATATGCCTCAATCGCTTTGTCACGGGGCAAATCAGGCTCCGCAAGCTGCGCAAATTCGACTTCTGACGCCGTCAACGTCATCGTATTGGCCGATGCAGGTCCGCGAGTCGGGTTGACGCTTGTTGAAGACGAGCTAACAGGAGCAGAGGCCAGCGATTTCTTCGAATATTCGCGCTGACGGGGCGCTTCATGCTCCGGTTGTGCATATGTTTCACGAGAAACATTCCCGCTGTATCCCATTCGACCGTTGATAAAGTCAAAATACTCATCTGATTCGGCAATAATGCCGTCCTCAATCGCGTCTGCATGAGCGCGCGTGAGTTTTCCGATCTTATTGGCCGCATCAGGATGCTCGCGCAACCACTGAGCGCTTTTCGGCGTCAGCTGTTCAGCGTAAACATCGACCGGATCACGCTGAATCTGAGGCTCAAAAGACGGAACTTGCGGCTCATAAACGCTGCCTTCTGTCGTCTGCTGAAGAGCCTCTTCAAGCTTGTTCTTGCCGTTGTTCAGCTGAAGCAAATGCGTCTCAGCCTGAGCCATGGCGCGCTGTGCTTTAGCGGCAGTCGCGTAATCGCCAGCAGCCATCGCTTCTGCGTAATCACGCTCAGCCATTGCAGCATTCTGCTCAGTGGATTCAATCGCATTCAAAATGATGCGCAGATTGCTGTCTTGAACTTCTGTCTGCGCGCGGCCAATCTGCTGCGTCTGCTGACGCGCATAAAGTTCCGCCTGCCGACGTGCCTCGCGTTCTGCTTCAGCAACACGTTTCTGATGCTCATACTGACGCTTCAAATCCTGAAGCGCTTTTTCGCGCGCATCAACTGTCGGCTCTTCTTCACGAGCCGGTTCGCGCTTATTTTCTATCTTTGGCGCGTCTTCCTTAACGGAAGCTTTCTTGCCTTCAAGTTCAACTTCCGCGATCTTTGTATCTTCGTCCGGAAGAGTGACCTCTACTGCCGATTCTTTTGGGGTTTCATCTTCAATGGTCATAGGAGCGTCCTATCATTAATATAGCGTATCTGGATGCGAGATACGTGCACGGATGTGGATGTCTGTTACAATCCTACAAGGAACAGCTTCCCTTGAAGAAGTTGCAGTAGTGGACGAAAGTTGAACTGGGAATCCATCCGATGGCCGGATAATAACCCAATCGCCGGGCGCTATATCTCGAAACGCCTCACCATTTTCGTCCTTGAATGCTGTGTTTCCCAACTTTAGGACAAGAGCAGCTTTGGATTGCCAGCGGTCTTCGTCAACGGTGTTGTCGGAAAGATATAAACCGCTTTTAGTTCGATTTGGCCGAAGATATATCCCAAGCAAAACATCAGTGCCAAATACTTCAATTCCGCTCAAGTCACCCACTTTGTCCAAAATCGCTTGTTTCGGACAAATCTCATGTTCCATAACGACTGCGGGCATCGCAGTTACCTTTCTTCTCTGTTGACGCCAATAAGCTCGTCGTTAGCTTCTTTGGCGATTGCGAGAGCGTCTCGCAAACCTTTCAAGATACCGACGCGGTATCTCATATCTGCCCAGTCAACGGCTTTTCCCATCACCAGTTCTGAGGCGTGACGTTCAAGCTGTTCACCTATATATTTCTCTATCTCCTGATAAAGTCTTAAATCAAGCGAATGCATTTTTTATCTCCAGATATGCAAATTTATAGCCGCCAGTATGATTCCTTTTACCTTTGCATACTGCCACTATTTTTGAAATATCCAGATTATAAAAATTAGCTGCATCTGTCATTGTTCTAAAAATCTTTTCACTTCCAAGTTCGATTATACTTCTGGCAGAAGGATTATATTTTTTCATTCTTTCTCTGTGGCTTTGACGCATTCCCGGATTTTCCAGTTTCATTCTTAGTCGATGTTCGGGACGCTTCATGTGGTGATTTTCTGCGCGGGAAAGAGTTTCGACCCGACAAGCGGCGCGTATTTTTTCTCTTACTTCGTTTCTTTTTGCAGGATTTTTATCCCCAAGCATCTTATTCCTTAGCCTTTCCTTTTGATGAGGAAGGGCCAGAGTTCTTTTTTGGGCATCGGCTCTTTTTCTTATTACCTCCGGACTAAGATCAATCCTACCAGCTATCAATGTCATATTATACCAAGGCTTATAATAATCCATAAAAAGCTGTTCGTATTCTAAGAGCATATCTTCGCTGCAAATTAACATTATTTCGAAAACAAAAGTTAACTTGTCGTTTGAGTTATTGTATGCGTTTCTGAGACGTGATGAGTGATGAGAACCCAATCTAAGACCGCTAAAATGTTCGGACTTTCTTCGATCCAAATTATTTGTAGACCCAATATAAATTTTCCCATTGCGGGTGTTTCTGATCTGATATATTCCACAATTAGTCATAACCATCTGCCCTTTGGTTGTGATTAGAAGCACGGCGACTTTTCCCAGTGAGTCGCCGTGCTTTGTTTTTATACCTTATTCTTGCTCGTCGCCATAGGCGAGAATCTTCTCACGGCGGCCTTTGCCGCCTCCCGATCCGCCAGTAAGAGCCGGAAAGCCATTCTTGATTTTCGGCTTGCTGACTTTGATGTCGCTAAACGTGCGACCGCCGCGAGCGCGCGGCATCGGGCCGGGGCCACCGGGACCACCCGGACCCATGCTCGGAGGCATAGGCGGCATGCCGCCACCCATCGGACCCATCGGACCAGCGCCGCCAGCCATCATCGGCGGGGGAGCCGGAGGAGCCATTGGAGGAGCCGGAGGAGCAGGGGGCGGCCCACCAGCGCCACCCATAAGCGCAGCCATTGCTGCAGGCGGGAGACCAGCGCCAGCACCCTGCGGAGTAGCCATAGAAGGCTGCGGCTGAGCGCCAACGATGATCGTTACGTTGGTCTTAGTAGCGCCCTTCTTGCCGCCAGAAGATTTGCTACCGCCTTCAGAAGCGCCGTAATCGCTCCAAGCGCCACCGCCGTCAGCGCGCTTCGTGCGACCGCCCTTCTTGTATCCGCGCTCAAGCGTCTGCATCTGATCCTTTGTGTAAAGATCATTTGCTTCCGGCTCTTTCGAGCTTTCGTTGTCCATATACGCGGGACGATCAACGGGTTTGCCGCCTTCAGTGACGGAACCAGCGCCGACGTAATCAGCGTCTTTTCTGCCGCCTGTAGCGCGTTTCGAACGGCTCATCGATCCGCCGCAAGATTTACCGGTGAGGTCTTCAGGCTTCACCATCTTCTTGATGAGCTTGCGATCCATCGCCTCATCATCATGCTCAGCCTTACCGCCAGACTTGTGGCACGAACGCTTCTTCTGCGCCGCCTGCGACTCATCGCTGCGATCCAAGAAGTTCTGAATGCCGCCGCCGCGCTTACGCAGCGAACGCTCGTTCATTGCGCCCGGAGCGAATTTTGTCGTCGGATCAAAATCTGTCTGCTCTTCAGTTCCTGTCGGAACCGGGCCGCTGCGCTGACCAGTGCCCTTCATCGCAGCCTTGCCGCGCGGGGCTTTATCCAGACGCTTCAGAGACTGAGCGCCAGTGACAGCGCCGCCCTTTTTCTTCTGGACGCGCACTTCCGGGGCAAGATATTTCTTTGAGTCAGTCGGAGCGCGTCCTGCCTGTTTATTTGTGTTCAGAGCTTTCTCGCCAGCGAAATTTGTCGCCTCTCCGTCTTTATCCGGAGCATCAGCGGTCGAGCTAACTGTTTTGGATTTGCCCCCATAAGAGGCTAGTTTCCTGTCATGGGAAGCCTTGGCTTCCTTCGCATATTCGTGCGCCATAATTTTAAGTCCTATAGGATTGAGAATACCTAATAAAGCGCTCACTAGGGTTTTGACTCTTTGATGGCCAACCAAAGAGGGTCTTGCCCAAGCACTGGGCGAAAAATTGCGTCGGCATTATACGCTTGTTTTTCATTTAATGAAACTCAACAGTTCCAAGCTCTCAAGGATTTATTGATCCGGCTGTTAGGATCATTAGCAGTCTCTTTGCTGGTCAGCTTTTTCTTCATGCCAGTCATCCGGCTACAGAAGCTGTCCTTGCGCGGTCCGCCCTCCGGCTGCGGCGGCTTAAGGTCATGGCCTTCCGCTTTTGCTGACGCACGACCTTTTGCATTCAGACCGCCATTCGGGTTTTTGCCTTCAGCTCTTTGCCAAGCAGGCGTCTTTCCGCCCTTAGCCAAGCGCAAAGCATCATCAACCTCACCACCCGCAGCTTTAGCAGCGCGCATATTATCCACGAGATTTGGCCACGGACGACCAGCCGCTTTAGCCGCAGCTTTGGCGCTTGCTTTTTCCTTCTTGGACAAAGGTTCAGGCTTACCCAACTTTTTAGGACGAGGCTTGTCCCAAACAGGACCACCGTCGTCATAACCAGTCCGCGCAATCGCCTGATGCAGCGGGAACCTGCCCTGCTTCGCCATGCGCAAAGCATCATCAACAGCGGAGCCGCCTTGGGCGAGCTTCATCACCGAATCACGGACCTTGGACATCTGATTTCCAATCTTAGACACGCTATCTTTGACCGCGCCGCCGCGTTTGTAAGCAGGGAATACCGCGCCATATTCACGCTTCAAGCGATTATATTCGTCACGCATTTTGGGTGTGATGTGGACCCATGTTCCTTGGCGGTTTTCATTTTCAAACTGTTTCATAAAGTTTCTAAATTCATATGGAGCATGATGGCGCATCCATTGAAGATAAAAACCCTGCTGATAGCTGCTTCCATCAAGCCCCTCAAGCAGCTGATGCATTGGCTCTTTAAACTTTTCCCTTTGCTCAGGGGTCATGTTGTCCGCAATATCTCTAACGCCATAATAGTCCATGCCGTGTCTGCCGGAATCCATCGGAGTCGGCATTGTTCCAGCTTCAACCTTGGCGTTTGGATCAAGAGATTTGATAATTCTTTTGTAAGCGTCCGGCTTTTCTTTATCGTAAATATGCTCGTAACCAGCAGCGCCCATCATGTAGTTAGACAAATCCTTATGTCCGTCTTCAGAAGCCATGATCTGTTTCTCAAGATCAGACCCAACAACAGCCGATAAGTTTTCACCAACAACAGATGATTTGTTTGACTCCATAACAATGTTTTTGACCTGACCATTAGGCTGCACAATTGACTTAACAACCAACTTGGCGTCAGAGCCATCAGCCATTCTGATGTTAACAATTTTACCAGCGTCAGGAACCGCATGAATGTTGTCGGGAAAAATATTTTGCTTGTGGCCAATCGCAATACGACCTGCCGTTGACCTAACAGCATTCTGCTCATTTTCAGTAAGATCGTAATATTGCTTACCGAACATGGCGTGTGAATAAGGTTCAAGCACTTTTGACGGCAAATTGTAAGAATCTGCGTCGCTTGGCGTTCTCCAGCTAATGTTTTCTGCAGCTGATCGCATGCCTCTTGACCAGCGTTTCGCCTGTTCTTGTCCTCCGGTGATAAAAATGCGGTCAAAACCATTCTCAATCGCGTGAGCCAGCGCATCTTTTGCCGAAAGATCAGCCCAATTCTTTAATTTTCCGACATATGGGACTTCTTTTGTCTTTCCGGGCGCACTTACACTGCTTAAAAGCTCAGAAAGCCTTAAATTTTGCTCCGGGGTCCGGGTTGCGAAAGCAGATAACAGGTCAACTTCTTCTTTTTCAGCATCACTAAGCTGTCTTGCAAAGTTTTCTTTGGACCAATCAGACTGGGACTCGCTTTCGTTCAGAACTTTAAGCATGTTTCCAGTTTCAGGATCGCGAATTTCGTGTGTTTGAAAGCGACCATGCAAAATCGGATTAGTAATATCGCCCAAATGGGTCATATGTTGAAAGAACTCACCCTCATATTCAGGGTGTTTTCCCCAATGCGCTTTAGAAGCTTCCAACAAATCATTTTCAAGGCTCTTAAAAGCCTCCGCAGCCTTTGACTCTTTTTCAGAATATTCTATAGATTTTGGCGAGTTTTCGATCGCTCTGTATTCATCCATCTTCCCAAGATGCTCAGCCAAGGCTTCAGGGCTGAATTGATTTCTCAAAGTATCAACACGATCATAAAAGTAGTTTGATTCATTATTTGCCTTAGCCCGCATGTATGCATCATACGCATCTCGCTGAGCTTTTTGCGCTTCTTCCATTTTGGCATGGAAAACCGTTGCTTCTGCGGGAGGCATATTTTCTGTCAGAGCGGTTTTCCACTCAGACCTCGCCCTATAATAAGTATCCTCAGCTTCAGACTGAGCGCGACGAGCATCCATAACTTCTTCATCGGTTGTAAACCGATGACCAGAAGCTCTTAGCTCTTCGATTTCTTTTCTGGCGATTTGATCTAAGTTTTCTTCGTGAAAAGATTTTATCTTATTATTAATGTCCCTTTGAATAATTCCGTTATCTCTGGATGCGCTCTTCCATGCATCCTCTAATTCTTTAAGCTCAATACTTGTTGCGCGATCTATTACATCGGGATGAATGCCACTCATATCCCGATATGGAAGCGTTAAAATATTCTCAAAATAATCTTCACCGCCGGGGAAATTGTATTGTGTCCCGCCCCACTTAGGACCGTTTTCTGCTGCCTCTTCCTGAGCCAGTTGATATGCATTTTCGTTTGCGCGCTCCCAATAATTTTCAGTTATTTGCTGTTCAAGACGATCTCGCAACCGCTCGATCTGTCCCTCTGACATATCTTCAAGATCATGATTTTCAAGTTCATTTTCTAAATCATTCTGAAAATCATCATCATAAATCCTTTGATACTCTTCGCTCTGAAGCTCCTCTAAACGATAATGATCAATGTCTGACTCTTCAGCTTTTGTGATCCGATTAATCTTCGGAAGTCTCTGCTCAAAATGCTGCGCAAGCTCCTCACCCGTAACATGCGGGCGACCAGTAAATGCCTGCTCAACTCCAGACCAACGAATCTCTTCCGGCTTAACGCCATAACCCTTCAAAGCAGCAAGCATCTGCTCCAAAGTGCCCTTTTGCTGCGGCAATCCACGAGAAGCTTCAGCGCCATGCGAATAAAACCCAGCAGGATTTGTCACGCGCTCATACGGATCAGGAAGCTGGAACCCAACAGGCTTCTTTTGAACCACGGTCCCCGGACCAACAGCAGGAACTTCAGGTTGAGCAACCCTAAACTTCGGCCCTTCCTCCATGTTCCATTGATGGTTCCAAGTTTTATACTTATCCGTATTTCCCTGACCAGCTGCCCAAGCCTGACGCATTGCTTCCTGCGACTGAGACTTCGTCATCTGAGGAGCAACAGCCCCAACCACTTGCTCCGCAGCATGTTGAACAACAGGCGCAGCAGCTTCAATCGCGGTGCGTCCAGCCTGTGCAAGCTTTCCTTCAATCGCCGCCCCCGGAACAGGGACCGTGGCCATAAGGAAACCCTTCGGGTCTTTGTGCTGATATGACTCTTGAGCCTGCAGCGCCTGACCAGCAAGCGGAACAAAGTCAGCAGCGCCCATGTGCTGTTGACCAAGGCCCGAGGTTCCAAGCAGACCTTCAACAAACTGACGGCGCTCCGGCGACGGACGCTCATTGCCAAGCATCGTCTGGGCAATTTGTTCGCGTGTTGTGGGCTCAGGCGCAGCTTTTAATGTTGGTTCACCAGCATGCGGACCAGTATCATACCGAACTTCCGGCTGCGGCATATGCATCGCATAATCATGCTGAGCCATCATTGGCGCAGGGGCATGCTGTTTTGCCTCTTCCTCCGGCTTATAATCATCAGGCGCAAACTGAACATCGCCCTCGACAGAGCCATCTGTCGCGTAGCCCTTACGCAGATGCATATCCCAGTCCGGATCGTAATCCAGAACGCCGTTTATACGCCCTCCAGATTTGCGCTCTTCAAATCCCGGCTCATCATGCGACATGATATAATCAAGAAGCCTTCTGTCTTCAGCGGACAGATAATCATGGACAGAGCCGCCTTGGGCGCGTTCTTGTGGCTGTTGAGTGTAATCTTTTAGATCATCAAGAATTTGATGTTGATCTTTGTTTAATTGCATCTCATCAATGGCTTCTTTCGGCCACTGATCCATAACGTAACCACGCATCAAAGCGTCAGTTACATTGTTCATTCTTAATTCTTCAGTTGATCCGGGCCACGGTTTATAATCGCCCTGCTCTTTAAGGATACGCAGTTGATGCTCATTAAACGTTGGAAGCAACTGTTCACGAGCTTGATGAGCCCTTGGATCAACATGCAAATATTCAGCAGCAATATCATTCGGCCCCATGCGAGACGGCTTGTAGACTTCAATGCCGGTAGATTCTTTGGGCAGCGCCTCTGGACGTGGGTATCCCTCATAGCCGGGACTACCAGCAGCAAAAGTTTCTGCAACCCAGTTCCCCGGATTGGGGTGCTCCGTATTATATGAAACGCTTGGATTGTGCTTCTGAATAAACGGATATTTCTCAGACGCCTTGCGTAAATCGTCCAACGGAGTCTCAGACATCTGCGGAAGACGCTTATCCCTCCACGAAGCAGGCATCTGATTGGCGATGCGCAAAGCGTCCTTCACGTCGTCATGCATTGGTTTGTCTTTCGCAACAATCGTTCCAGCACCAGCAGAAGCACCCGCCCCGATCATTGGCGCAGCAACACGGCCAGCACCAACAACAGTCCCCGGAACACCAATATAGTTCACCGGTTCTTTGGGATTTTCAGCAATATGCGAGGCAATCTCATACGCATCCGCCGCCCGCGCCAACGGATGAAGAGGCGTAAAATAAAGCGGCAACATCTTTTGACCATAGGCCAAGTTCAACGCTCTATTAATTAAGCCCGCCCGCTCATACGGCGCAGAACCAAGCGTGTATTTGCCGCCAAATAACGGCGCATCAAGAACCACGGGCCGACGAGGAGAGACAGGCTCAGGCGCTCCCTCGAACTCATGCTTTTGTCTGGCAAGCTGGTAATCGCGGATGTCAGGTTCGTCAGACAATTCCTCGCTCGGCGGCGTGATCTTCAAGCCGTGGATTGGCTCCCAAGTGGAGCGAGGAATCTTCTTGTCCGACATTTTATTCTTCCGGCTTCATAAACTGCGACTCTTGAGCCAAGCGCGCCTGTTCATTCGCCATCTTCAGATCGTGAAGACGCTGGCTATCAGCCTGCTGAACATCCATCGCCGTCTTCATCTCGTTCTGGCGATGCTGTGCATCAAGGTCCATGGACTTTGTCTGCATCGCATGCTGAAGGTCCAGACCCTTTGTCTTCATCTGATGATCAAGGTTCGTGTCCCGATCTTCAACAGAAGATAAACGATCCTTATCCTTCATCTTTTGTTCATGCGTAAGCTTGTCTCTGTGAACAAGCTCAGACTGCTGAAGTCTCATAGTCTCAAGCTTCATCTTGCCAACGCGGTCAGCAACATGATTGGCGGCGTCAATCTTCAGCTTCTGTTTCTCATTCGCCTGCTTAATGTTCTGCGTCTGAAGCTCAGCCATCTTCAGATTCATGTCGCCGTCAGATGTCTTAGCCTTGACCGATGTTTCCAGCATCTTGGCCTGTGCAGCCACCATCGCAGCCTTAGCCTGAAGCATCTTGGACTCATCAACCGGCGGCGGACCAGACGGACCCTTGCTAAACAGAGCCTGCCCATCCTCAATGCCAAGCATGTCCATCATTCTCGTGCAAACAGTCTTCATGTCAAAGAGAGACTGGTTCTGCTGAGCGAGCTGATAAAGCGCCATCGCCTTCTGAATGCGAAGTGTCTGGCTGGCCGTATTCGGATCAGACTTCGGAACAATGCTGTAATTGTCCAAAGCTTCCTGAAGCTGAATAGCATCCTTCTGGAAAGAAGGATTTTTGTTACTACGCCAAAGCGACTCCGGCGCGCGGCGGAAGATTTCCCGTAGTAACATAAATTCTTTCTGCTGCGCCTGATGCATGCGCTTGTGGACAGCATTAAGAACCTTGGTCGCCTGCTCAATCATCGCAATTGTTGTGCCGACCGGCGCATCTTGCCTGCCTTCACCTACCGCCGTCTCTGCCGTTCCAGCTAACTGACGCGATGTCTGCTCGACGTTCTGGAGAATCTGGACGAATCCCGGATCGACACCTTTATATGGCAGAGGCATAAACGCCTGATGCAAGGGAACACCGTCCACATCAAGTGGTGCAATCTGACCCGGCCCGACTCTAATATTTGACGTTTGCTGCTTTCCGGTTGACCTACTCATGACTCCGCCGGGAAAATTGTTCAGCATCCCCGCATCTAAGGCGATTCGCCATCCAGCAGTAAGAGCGCGACTAGCATTTCCTAAAATATGAAGAAGACCTAAGTTCACGCCCGGAAAAGCAGGAACAAAAACATACTCCACAAATGTCTCTTTGCGAACATGATTTTCGTCGTCTTCTTCCCACCAACGGCGAATTTCAAGAATTTGGCGGCTGTCCTTATCAAGCGTCACGCGATACGGAAGCGGTAAGCCGGTAGCCTCTCCATCTTCTTTGTGTTCAAAACCCTGTAAGTCTAGCTCACAGTAGCATTCATAAATTTCACGGTCCTGCTCATCTTGCGCGCCAATTGATAATTTCGGCTGAATGCCAGCGACTTCGTCAAGCTTACGATCAACTTTATTAAGGTCTGGAGAATAAACACCAGTCGTCAGCGCAACATCACGCCACGCGCCAACGAGCTGCATCTGCTTGACGATGCTTGGCCGCATCTTTGAACGATGCGTAATTCGCGAACAAGCTTCAAGCGAGACTGCGCCATCTGATAATATGATATCTTTCCGATCAATTGTTTCAGCGACCGGCCTGCGTTTGAGCGGATGGAAATAGACCTTGCGATAAGCTTCGCCGCCATGCCCGAGAGAAAAGAACATTCGGTCCGTATCCGGATAATACTCAGGCGCACCGACCGTGAGGTAGTGGTTGAAGTCCGTCTCAAGCTGATTGGCCTGCGCGTCAAGCGCGTTTGTGCTATCACCCTCATTCGCAACTTTAACGGGACCGTCTGCGGGGAGCATTTCACCACGCGCATTCGCTTGGAACCTAAGAACGGCCTCAAGCAATAGAGGGTGTTTAACGACGGAAAGCCCCTCTTCGTTTGGTTCTGATTTTGGTTCTTCAAGCTCGATCCCTAAGAGCGAAATTCCTTTAACGATATCTGCTAGTTTTTTATCTTGTCTTTGGATGTCATCTTGAATGACACGAAGAAGCTCATCAGAAACACCAGCAAGAACTCCTTCACTGATATGAAGGGCTAAATTCTCGTCGTGGTCATCCGCATCGCTTATTGGTGCGGAGCTAAGGCCGCCCAGATTAATCGTGATCGATCCGTCGCCAGTTTCAACTATAATAGCGTCTGGTTTAGTTTTCACTAAATCCAAGGAACCAAGGTC